AAACCGTGGTTTGAACCAGTGGACGATTGTCCAAGAAAATATTGCGCTTAATGCCAATAATGAATCCTACACGCTGACATCAAGTGTGATTGACATCATTACTGCTGTCGTAAGAGATAGTTCGGGAGTTGGAACTGCGTCCCAGTCTGATCTTACAATCGACCGGATCAGCCGCGAGATTTATCAGAACATCCCGAACAAGTTAAGCATTGGTCGTCCTGTACAGTACTTTGTAGACCGCAAGATTATCCCTGTTGTGTATGTCTGGCCAAAGCCTGACACAACCTACACTCTGGTGGTCGATAAGCTGGTGCGACTGGACGATGCCAATTCTGGCGTGAATACTATGCAGATTCCGTTCCGCTTCTATCCGTGTCTTGCTGCCGGATTGGCGTATTACATTGCAATCAAAAAGGCCCCTGACCGTATTCAGATGTTGAAGGCGATCTATGAGGAAGAGTTTGAACGTGCTGCCACGGAAGATCGTGATCGGGCGTCTCTGAGATTGACGCCTTCTCGGTCCAACTATCGGTTGGGGTAACCCATGGGTCTTTTTGCAAACGGCAAATACGCCATTGCGATCTGCGACAGATGCGGATTTCAATACGATTATCATTTGCTGGCAAAAGAGTGGAATGGTCTGAGGACCTGCACGGAGTGCTGGGAGGCGAAGCATCCTCAGTTGGACCCGATCTTTCCGCCACCTGAGCCACAGGCGTTGGTTGCACCAAGACCGTCCCGTATTGAGCCAATGGACGTACCAGTTGGTACTGACATTTTCCCGTTTATGCAGTATAACTTGTTGCAGATGATTACGCAGGTTGGCGTTGTTAAAGTGGAGATAACCTGATGGGTTGGACATACGCAACCTTGGTGCAAGCAATCAAGGATTATACTCAGTCCGAGGAAACGACGTTTGTTGATAATATCAACAACTTCATCCAGAGCGCAGAAGAGCGTATTTTTTACGCTGTCGATCTGGAGGATTTTCGCAAGAACGCCACGGGGACGATGACTTCGGGGAACAAGTATCTGGCAGCACCGACAGATTTTCTGGCACCGTTTAGTGTGATGATTACGTCCTCCGGCTCTAAAATTATTCTCCTAAACAAAGACCCCGAGTATCTACAGGAGTATAACCCGACGGAAGCTACTGGTATTCCGAAGTACTACGGCCTGTTTGACAAGGATAACTTCCTAATTGCTCCTGTGCCAAACGCTTCTTTTGCTGTTGAGATCCATTATTACTATAGACCGGCAAGTCTCACGGCAGGACCTGTTACGTGGTTAGCGGATAACGCCGTAGAAGCACTCTTGTATGGATCTTTGGTAGAAGCGTACACCTACTTAAAAGGCGAGAATGATCTCTTGAACACGTACAATCAACGGTTTATCGAAGCTGTCACGCGGCTGAAGAACTACGGAGAAGGTCGTGAGAACGAAGATACATATAGAAACGGATTGATTAGGGTGAAAGCAAACTGATGTTTACACAGGCTATGACAACGGGTGCATTTAAGGTCGATGTTGCAACGTCGGATAACGGCGGGCATCCACCAGAGTTCTGGGCAAAACGGGCATCTGAGCGTGTTATTCAGGTTTCGGACACGGCGCATCCTGCAATCCGCGACCAAGCAAAAGCCTTTCAAGATCAAGTGGAACAGGTTATACTGTTCCACATGAAACAGGCAATCAACTGTGACAGGACTACTGTTGGCCACATTGTTGAGGAAGCTGGACACCCGAAACTCGCCGAAATTCTTAGGAGGCCGTGATGGCATTTACTGGTAACTTCATGTGTACCTCGTTCAAGCTGCAACTGATGAGCGGCGTACACGCAATCTCTGCATCCGCCTCTTCACCTGTTCGAGCAGCGGACACGTTTAAGATCGCCCTGTACACGTCTTCGGCAACGCTTGATGCTTCAACGACGGTGTATTCCGCCACCAACGAAACGACAAACACTGCTGGTAGCGCATACGTAGCGGGAGGCAATACGCTTGCTTCAGGTGCTACGTCCTCGTCCGGCACGACAGCGTTTGCAGATTTTGCGGATTCGTCTTGGTCTACTGCTTCGTTTACTGCTCGCGGCGCATTGATTTATAATTCAACTCAGGCAGACAAGTCCGTTGTGGTGTTGGATTTTGGCGCAGACAAAACAGCCTCCGCAGGTACGTTCACGATTATCTTCCCGACAGCGGACGCATCGAACGCAATTATTCGCATAGCATAATTAAATCCTATGCGGTCACTTCCGTTAGTAGGAGAAAAGTATGCCTGTAGTTGCACTAGAAGGTGGATTGATCAGCGATAGCTTTGAGATTGGGGAGTATCCCTACATCTTGAACGACGCTATTGTCATGCCGGAAGAGCAGTACAACGCTCTGACAGAAGAAGATCTAATTTCTTTAAAACAGCAGAGGTATGACAACTGGTATAGTCATGTGACAACCGTTTCCGAAGAAGTTCCGGTCGAGGTTGTAAATGGCTAACAGATATTGGGTGGGTGGAACAGGCACTTGGAACGGAACCAACACCACTAACTGGTCTGCTTCCTCTGGCGGAGCATCTGGCGCATCTGTGCCAACCCTTTCCGACAGCGTATTTTTTAACTCTGCTTCCAATGCAGGGGCTTATACGGTAACTCTTGCGACAGCAACAGCTAATTGCTTAGATTTTACCATGTCTGGCCCCGCTTCCGGGAACGTGACATGGGCTGGAACAACTGCATTAAATGTTTACGGCAGCATGACCCTATCCTCTACGGGCATTACTCGTTCGTATACAGGAGCGATTGCTTTCCGAGCCACGACATCTGGTAAAACCATCACGACAAACGGTGTTTCGCTGGCATCCGCGATTACATGGGGCGTTACAACTGGCGGTGGTGTGTGGACATTAGGGTCTGCTTTCACCACGACTGGAGCAACCACACACGCTCTCGGAACTCTAACATTAAGCACTTTTTCTTATACAACTGCCAGTTTTGATGCGTCTAATGCTGTCATACATACACTGGCGTTTGGCACTGGCAGCATAACTGTTACTGGCACGGGAACCGTATGGAACACTACATACCTTCCTTTGGTTATAACGGGTACTCCCGTAGTAAACGTCACAAATGCCACTGCGACAGCAACATCTGTTCTTCCCGGAGCATTAAGTGAATCCGAGGCTATATCGTTTAACTTTACTGCCGGAACGTACACTCTGACGTTTTTGGCAACGGCAACGTATGCAGCGAAAAATATAAACTTTACTGGGTTTGCTGGAACTTGGGCGGCTACTGCTCAGTGTGAAATTTACGGGAATCTAACTCTTTCTACGGGAATGACGTTATCCGCCGCTACGGGTGCCATGGAATTTAGTGCAACTTCTGGCACACAGACCATAACAACAGTTGGAAAGACCATAGACTCTATAATAGTGGCCGCCGGAGTAGGCGGGACATTGCAGTTGTCCGACAACCTAGTGTTGAACAATAGAGCAATTCAAATTAACGGAGGGACATTTGATCAAAATACAAAAACATTAACAGGGGTCAGTAGTATAACCTCTACCACTACTTCTGGGTTTGCAAAAAATATAAACACGTCCGTCAGTATTATCTGTGCTTCAGCGGTGACTCTTACCTTTCAGGGGACAGATCCCACGACGGGGAGTGTGTCGTTAAGGGCTGGAACTCTTGACTTAAATAATTTAACGCTGACGTGTCCGTCACTTGATGCAGGGTCCACAAAATCTTGGACAGGCACGATTGCATTTGGCACTTCTGGTGTAATCAATCTTACTGGTACAGGTACTGTTTTTGATGGAACGAGTACTGCTGGAACTGGTGCTACAGGAACCAGTCCCACTATTAATGTTACCAGCGTGGGGTCAACAGCAATATCTGTTTTGCCCGGCCCCATTAGTGCGGCGAACAGCATTTCATTTAATTTCACAGGCGGCACATATTCTCTAACCCTTGGAACGGAAGCAAGGAGTGTTGATTTCACCGGATTTAACGGAACATTAGTCAACACTACGAGAACTATTTACGGAAATTTAACGCTATCTTCCGGCATGACCCTTTCAAGCGGAGCAAATGCAACTACTTTTGGTTCCTATACTGGGATTCTTATTAAAACAATTACTTCTTCAGGAAAGACAATACCTTTCGATTTGACAGTAAATGTCGGGTCTACACAAACCGTTAAGATTCTGGATGCGTTGACCTTGGCGGCAACTTACAATCTTACCCTTACTGGCGGTACTTTTGACGCTAACGATTTCAATGTCACAGTTAATAATTTTACGGGGAGTAGTAGTTCCACCGCAAATCTTTACCTTCGATCTGGAACATTTACCGCAGCGGGAACAGCATTTAATCTTGGGTCAGTTACCGTTCTTTTTTCGGGTACCTCCACCATTAATATGACCTCTGCTTCCTCTAAAACATTCACAGGCTATGGAGGGACCTATTACAATCTAAATCAAGGTGGGTCAGGGTTATTAATTATTTCGGACACTGGTGGGGTAGGCGGCAGCAATACAATTACAAATTTAACGAATACGGTGCAACCTGCATCCATAAGATTTCCGACGGGTCTGCCGACCACATACATAACAAATCTAGGGGTTACTGGAACTAGCGGTAATTTGATAACTCTATTTAGTCAGGTAGGGGGTACAAGAGCAAAACTTTCTTTATCAAATCAAACCTCTTTGAATTATTTGAGTGTCCAAGACATAAATGTCTTAGCAGCAAATCTTTTTTATGCCGGTATA